AGCGCACCTTGCGCTCCTTTTTCGTGCCGGAAAGAGGGTAGGTTATGGATGAAACAGAAAGAGAGTTTGAGCACCGTCTCACAGAGACAGAACAGCGGTCGAAGTCGAATACGCACCGGCTGGACAAGCTGGAAAAGGTCACAGAAGAAATCCATACCATGAGTGGAACAATGGTTCAGCTTGTGGAAGAAATCAAACACACGAATGAAAATGTGTGCTCACTTGATGAAAAGGTAGACCACATAGATGCACGTGTTGACGATATGGAACGTGCACCCGCGGAAAACGCGAAAAAGTATAAGTCAACAGCAGTAACCGCGATCATCAGCACAATATCCGGGGCATTTGCAACCGGTTTGATAATGATGATTGCACAATATATAAAATAAGAAAGAATGAGGTATTTATTATGATGAAGAATTGTGTTTTTAAGCCAAGCGTTGATACTCAAAAGTGGTTCAAGAAAACCGCGATCAGATGCGTGAGAACATTTGCTGCAACCGTTGTGTCGTTACTTCCAACAACCGCAGCTACACTTGGTTCGGTTAATTGGCGGCTTACATTCAGTTCAGCAGCACTTGCTACCGTGATTATTTTTTTCACATG